TATCTGAAATTGAGCAAAATGCGGCTGTCAAAACGATATTCGGACAGCAAGCCATGGCCGGCATGCTGGCCATCATCAACGCTTCGGAGGACGATTACGACGCGCTGTCAGAGTCAATCCATAATTGCGATGGCGCGGCCGATGAAATGGCGGCTACCATGCTGGATAACCTGGCCGGTTCCGTGACGCTGTTCCAGTCAGCTTTTGAGGGCGCACAGGATACCTTCGGCAAACGGCTTGAGCCTTATCTGCGCGGCGTGATCGACTCACTGACCGCTATGATGCCCGATGTATCGGACGCGATCGATACGATCATGGACAACGTAGACACGAAAGCGAGCCTTCTGAAAGATAAGTGGACCGCGATGACCGGATCACTTGAGTGGAAGCAGTCAGGAACCAGAGGAAAGATCAACCTGGCATTCGATACATTTGTGACAAAGCCTTTCCAGAAATGGATAGGCGGAACCGGGAAGCACAAGATATCCGAAGGGATCACTTCCCTGTTCTCGGACGCTCTGAAGATCCTTCCGGGCGGTGAGGAAGCAGGGCTTACGTCCTGGCTTTCTGCCGGAGTAATCGGTCTCGGAGCGGTCAAAGGCTTCGGGAAACTGAGCGAGATGTATACATCCCTGTCTCAGATCAGCCCGTTGCTCGGGCAGGTCGGTGTGGCCGCGACAGCTGCAGCTGCTGGTATCGGGCTTGTTGCGGCGGCAGTGGATTCCTACAACCAGAAGCAGGTGGATATCAGCTTTCAGAAGCATTTCGGGGATATCACTCTTACGGACGAGGAAGAGACACAGCTTGCGAGTAGAATTCTGGACCTCCAGTGGTATACCAACATTACGCCGGTTCTCAAAGATCTGAAGGAAGTGGATCAACTTGAGTCAGACGCAGAAAAGAGATTAAGAGATAACAGGGCACTTGATTATCTTGCGCGCTGCGATGTCACTCTGACAACGGATGAACAAACGCAGTATAAGGACAACGTATCTTCATATGCCGACGATAAGATTAAAGAGCTTGAAAAAGTTCCACATGACGCGACAATCCTGATCAGTGAGTTTACCGTGGATTCGGCAACGGAAACGAGCCTGACCACGGCACTCAGCACATGGAAAACTCAGGATCAAATTGAGATGACCGGGCTAACCACAGAATTGACCGATGCAGTCGATGATGCTCTGTCTGACGGCATTCTGAATGTCAAGGAAGAAAAGCATATCGCAGAGCTCGAACAGAAGATTGCCGCTATTACGAACAGATGGCGCAAAGCAGAGAATACAGCTGCACAGAGCCTTATTTCCCAGAAATATGGATCTTTGAGTGGTAAGGATCTGGAAGGCGGGGCATATGAAAGCCTTGTATCCACAATGCAGGAACAGCGAGAAACAGCTGAGGCGTCAGCTGAGGATGCTTATAGCGAGTACCTGACTATAGCAGCCGCGATGAGCGACTCCGGCAGACTTTCAGAGCTTGGATACACTTATGAAGATCTGGAAAGTCAGGCAGGTCAGGCGCTGCGCAATATGTACGCTGAAGCCCGCAATAACAGCGTATCGTTCGAAAACCAGACATTGATGGATACATACGGCGATACGCTCAACAGTAACATCAGCACCAATAAGGAAAGCGCAAAATCATCTGTGGATTACCTTAATGGTGAATATCAGACAATGGTGAATACTAACGGAGATCCGACACAGCTTTATAGCAACTTCGAAGACCAAGTGTCCAATATGTACACGGCCGGCGGAGCAGATCATGAAGCCTTGAAGTCGCTGTATCAGAACATGAAACCGGATGCTACAGCCATGGGAGAGCTCATTGATGAATATCGGGAAGCCGGGCAGGCAGTTCCTCAGACCATCATGGACAGTTTCAACCAGGCTATGCAGATCGGAGCGGCATCAGGCGATGTGGACGCGGCTTGGCAGGTATACGCCAACCAGCTGGCAGAGAGCGGCGACAAAGCTATGGTTCAGGGCATTTTGGACGGCACTGTTGACGCACCTGAGGAACTGAGAACTGCACTGGAACGTTCGATGGCGGATGTTACAGACAAACCGATTTCCATTGACGATCTTGAAGCAGAGGTCAATGGAGTCGAAGTAACGGATGACAGCGTTGGAAACTTTGAACAGGCGATCACCAATTTCACGGCTGGACTGAGAGACACCGGAAGCACGGCTGAAGTTGAGGTCGATGGAGTTCATGTGACACTGGGCGAAATTGAAGTCAATGGTCAGAGTGCGGCGGAAACACTTGCCAATACACTGGGCATCACCGTGCAGGAACTGTCCGAACAGACAGGTGTACCGGAAGCTGAACTGACTGCCGGCGCTCAGGTAACAATACCGGCATCTTTGATCACTACGGATACATCTGAGCTTCAGAGCGCCGTACAGGAGTCGACGGAGGGGCAGGAACTTGACGCCGGAGAAATGGACGCCAAGGGAACTGCAAAGACGGATGTGGATGAAAGCGAGACGGATGCATCAGGGGCTTATGAAGACGCTAAGAATGACACACAGGACCAGTTCGATAATGAAATGTCGACCAATGGGACAACAAGTGTCACGATGAGCCAGAGTGTAGCGAATGCTGCGGAAATCTGGAGCGAGTCACAGGCGGATGTGCAGACACAGTATGACAGCCAGATGTCTACGAATGGCTCTACCAGCGTAACCATGGCACAGTCTGTTGCGAATGCATCATCCATCTGGAGCCAGTCCAAGTCTGAAGTGCAGAGCTACTATAACTCTCATCCGATGTCGATCACAGGGACGGCAAGCGTTTCCATTTCCGCTTCTACATCGACATCCGGAGGCGGAGCTGCTCACAGTGCTAATGGCCGTTATGTTGACAGCCCGATGCTTTCCCTCATTGGCGAGGCAGGGCCTGAGTTTGTTATCCCTGTCGGGGCTAACAGAAGAGAACGCGGTCTTGATCTGTGGGCGCAGGCAGGCGAAGCTCTGGGCGTTACGGCCTATGCGGACGGAGGAAGCGCGGGCGTCGGTCAGTGGCGTATCGGTTCTTCTGACGGCGATGTTGCTGTAAACCATGAGCAGGGATCCATACCTGTCACGGATGAAGGCGATATCCCTGTGACGCTAAACAACGGAGGAAACTCCGAAGGAGGCACTGGAGGAGCACCTGCAATCACGATCCACATGAGCGCGCCGATCACAGTCAGCGGAAACAATGACGCGGAGCAGGTCGTTCAGATTATCAAGGCCAACCTAAGAGACATCACCGACGAAATGGCCAATCAGCTGGCCGTTACGCTGGCGGAAGCCTATGAGAACAGGCCGGTAGCATAAGGAGGGCATATGGAGATTTATCTTGCACCGCTGGCCCACCCGGACTGGCGGTTTCAGTTTCCATCGATGCCCGACGGAGACATCGACATCAGACACGCTACTTTGTATCAGGAGTACAGCATCATCGGGATGGGAAGATTAAGCTTCCCATCCGGGATGGATAAGGAGCCGATCAAGTGGTCGGGTATGTTCTGGGGCAGTTCGAGACGCCGTATAAGCGCTCTGAACCGCCGATGGCAGGACCCAATGACTTGCATCAATACCCTGAATAACTGGCAGAAAAATAAAACACCGCTCAACCTGATCATATCGGGAGGAGGCGTCAACCGGGACGTAACGATCCAGGAATTTGATTATAAACCGACCGGAGGGCACGGTGATTTCTCATATGACATCACGCTCTATCCTTACACCGAGCTGAAGATTTATACCACAGCTGAGCTGGGTATCAAGTCAAGCACCAAGAAACAGACGGCAAAGAAGAAGAAAACGAACCGGAATAATGCGAAGAAAACAGCCGCGTTCAAAAAGAAAACAAAGAAATACACGATCAAATACGGGGACACACTCTGGGGTATTTCCAGGAAATACTATGGCTCCGGTACGAAGTGGACCAAGATCTACAACAAGAACAAGTCGGCTATTGAAAAGGCTGCGAAGAAGCATGGCTTCCGAAACAGCAACGGCGGGAACCGGATATGGCCGGGCACCACGCTGACCATCCCGTAAGGAGGTGAGAGCGTGTTAGACCCGCTGAAATATAAATATACCGTCGTGATTATCACGGAGGATAAAAAGCAGTACGACATCACGGACTACATCAAGGATGACGCATGGGAGGAAGAGGACGGAGAGCTTGCGGCTAGGATATCGTTTCTGGCAAAGAACGACAGCACCTCAAAGGGCAGGCTCTCCGCTCTTGCTAAACCTGGATGCTGGGTCGGGATCCTTTACAGCTATAACGGAGGGAAGAAAACGGAGGCCTGCAGAGGGCGGATCGTTGAATGGAATCCATCCGCGACAGCGACGCAGGAAACCTTCCAGATCAAGGCGTATGACTGTCTTTACGATCTGCAGGAGTCACAGGACAACCTGTTCT